TCGCTGAGATGTATCGTGGCAAGGGTACCCAAAGATCAATCGAACAGTTTTTTAAAGCATTCTACAATGAAGATGTTGAAGTAATTTATCCTAAGAAAAGCATCTTCAAGTTGAATGATAGATTAGGCGGTTCCTTCATAGGGCCTAAGTCTTCACATTTTATTCAAGACAATAAGAAGTACCAGATATTGTCAGTTCTTTTGAAAACAGGTCTATCTTTCAGTGATTTCGAAACACTATATACTAAGCTAATACATCCAGCAGGATTCCATCTTGCTGCTGAAACTCAGACTCTAGGTTCTGCTGACCTAGGGTTGAGTGCAGGGGATGTAACAGATCCATTAGAAGTACCTAACTATGCAATAGAACTTCAAACTACTCAACTAGGTACTCATGTCCAAGCAACTTACTCTCTACTTACTATGGAAGAGAATGACGAAACAGATGCACGTTCACAGAATGAGAAAGATACAGGGACAGGTATCATCGTAAGTTCTCTTGAGACGTTAGACCGATATGAAACACAAACACTACAGCAGTTGGTAGATGATTTTGTCACAGTCGCAGATTGGGCTGGGGTAAGACCACCGACATTAGATGATGAAGGATTAGACCTATCTCAAGAATACGAAACCTTAGACGGTGCAGACTAAAATAACGGAACCTCTCAATGTCAAGACAAATTTTAAATACTGGTGGATCGGCAAACGACGGATCGGGTGATACTCTCCGGATTGCCAGCGAAAAAATAAATTCTAACTTCGACGAACTATTCGCAGTAGCAGCATTACCTTCTGGTGACGGTAGTGTAACTTTAGCGTTCGTCTCTAATTACATAGACACTGCTGTTAACACTGTATTAGGCGGAATCGATCTAAGTGACGTTGCTACAAACGCTACAGATATAACATCATTAGACGTTCGTGTTACTCAACACGATACTATACTAATTGACTTAAACGCGACAACCACAGATCTTACTCAAGATATTGCTGACATCAACTACCTGATTGAAAACACCGCAGGGCCTATCGGGCCTCAGGGTGCTGTCGGGCCCGGCGGGCCTATAGGTGGTCAAGGTATTCAAGGTGGTCAAGGTATTCAAGGGGGTCAAGGTGTTTTAGGGCCGCAGGGAGTTCAAGGAATACAAGGTAATCCAGGCGAGACAGGGCCTCAAGGTGAACAGGGTTCTCAAGGTATAACCGGACTTCAAGGAAATCCAGGCGAAGAAGGCCCACAGGGAGAGCAGGGTGCTCAAGGTATAACCGGACTTCAAGGTAATCCAGGCGAGACAGGGCCTCAAGGTGAACAGGGTTCTCAAGGTATAACCGGACTTCAAGGTAATCCAGGCGAGACAGGGCCTCAAGGTGAACAGGGTTCTCAAGGTATAACTGGTCTCCAAGGTAATCCAGGCGAGACAGGGCCTCAAGGTGAACAGGGTTCTCAAGGTATAACTGGTCTCCAAGGTAATCCAGGCGAGACAGGGCCTCAGGGAGATATCGGTGCTCAGGGTGTTGTCGGACTTCAAGGTAATCCGGGCGAGACAGGGCCTCAAGGTGAACAAGGTTCTCAGGGTATAATCGGACTTCAAGGAAACATAGGAGAAGTTGGTGCACAAGGCGAGCAAGGTGCTCAAGGTGTTGTCGGACTTCAAGGTAATATTGGAGAGGCAGGCCCACAAGGTGTCCAAGGTGCTCAAGGTGTTGTCGGACTTCAAGGAAACATAGGAGAAGTTGGAGCACAAGGTGAACAGGGTACTACAGGAATTCAAGGTCTCCAAGGAAACATTGGGCCAGTAGGATCACAAGGTGATAAAGGTGTTATTGGTGATCAAGGTCTTCAAGGTAATATTGGAGAAGTTGGAGCACAAGGTGCAGTAGGCGATGATGGTGCTCAAGGTTTACAGGGTAATGTCGGTGCAGCAGGCCCACAAGGCGAACAAGGTCTAGCAGGATTTAGAGGTGCTACGGGAAATGCTGGTGCTGAAGGTGCTCAAGGCCCAACTGGTGTTACTGGTGCCACTGGTCTAACAGGTAACATAGGCCCAGTAGGTGCACAGGGTGATCAAGGCGAACAAGGTTCAGCTGGACTACAAGGTAATGTTGGTGAGATAGGTGCTCAAGGTGCAGTAGGTGCTGACGGTGCTCAAGGTATTCAAGGACAAGTAGGTGATGCTGGTGCTCAAGGTGCTGTCGGATCTACAGGTAGTGACGGCCCGCAAGGTGCTATCGGTGACGCTGGTGCTCAAGGTAATGCAGGAGACTCAGGCCCACAAGGCCCGGCAGGAACAACTCCAGGCCCAGTAGGCCCACAAGGAAACGCAGGAGACGCAGGGCCTCAAGGTGCTGCTGGAACAACTCCAGGCCCACAAGGCCCAATAGGAAATACCGGAGACGCAGGCCCACAAGGATCAATTGGTCTTCAAGGTGTTATTGGAGAGCAAGGTGCTCAAGGTGTTGTAGGAATACAAGGTAATGCAGGCCCTATAGGTGCACAAGGAGATCAAGGTGCACAGGGTGTTGCTGGACAACAAGGACAAGTAGGTCTTATAGGCCCACAAGGTGATAAAGGTGCTACGGGTGATCAAGGAATACAGGGTGCGGTAGGTCTTATAGGCCCACAAGGTGATCAGGGAGCAATCGGGCCAGTAGGTAACCAAGGTGCAGTAGGTCTTAATGGTGCTCAAGGAGATCAGGGAGCAATCGGGCCAGTAGGTAACCAAGGTGCAGTAGGTCTTAATGGTGCTCAGGGTGATAAAGGTGCTGTCGGTGATACTGGTTCCCAAGGTGCAGTAGGTGAGAATGGTGCTCAGGGAGATAAAGGTGCTATTGGTGATCAAGGAATACAGGGCGCGGTAGGTCTCAATGGTGCGCAGGGTGATAAAGGTGCTACGGGTGATCAAGGAATACAGGGTGCGGTAGGTCTTAATGGTGCTCAAGGAGAGCAAGGTGCTCAAGGTGATCAAGGAATACAGGGTGCAGTGGGTGACAATGGTGCTCAAGGTGATAAAGGTGTTATTGGCGATCAAGGCATTCAAGGTGCGGTGGGCGACAATGGTGCTCAGGGTTCTCAAGGTGCTCAAGGTGATCAAGGAATACAGGGTGCAGTGGGTGACAATGGTGCTCAGGGTTCTCAAGGTGCTCAAGGTGATAAAGGTCTTCAAGGACAAGTAGGTGAGAATGGTGCTCAGGGAGATAAAGGTGCTACGGGAGATCAAGGTCTTCAAGGACAAGTAGGTGAGAATGGTAATCAAGGTGATAAAGGTGCTACGGGAGATCAGGGTCTTCAAGGACAAGTAGGTTTTAATGGTGCTCAGGGTTCTCAAGGTGCTCAAGGTGATCAAGGTCTTCAAGGACAAGTAGGTTTTAATGGTGCTCAGGGTTCTCAAGGTGCTCAAGGTGATAAAGGTCTTCAAGGACAAGTAGGTTTTAATGGTGCTCAGGGAGATAAAGGTGCTACGGGAGATAAAGGTGCTACTGGAGATAAAGGTGCTCAAGGTGATCAAGGTGCTACGGGAGATAAAGGTGCTACGGGAGATCAAGGTGCTCAAGGTGTTTTGGGGCCCCAAGGTGATGTAGGTGCTCAAGGTGATCAAGGCGGCCAAGGGGTATCTGGTGTTCAGGGTAGTCAAGGCCCAGTTGGAGGATTTGGTAATGCTGTTATCTTCGATACAAGTACCACGTTAACAACTAATGTCGCTCAAACAGCATCTGCCGCGATTCGTGCTTTCCGTACAGTAAACACTGTATTCGAAGGTGATATCTGGTGGCACGTTAATACTGGTCGTATCTACCGAGCAACTGTAGACCGTATTAACACTACTACAAATTCAACATTCAGTGAAATTACATCTGGTACTAACACTAGTGGTACAGCTGGTAATGGTATAATCGATCTTAGTGGTATCCTAAATACTAGTACAACTGGAGAACGAATAGAATTCTCTAGTAATACTATTAAGATATACGACTCAGGTAACCGACGAAGGGTACTTCTCGGGGCCTTATAAATGAAACGCTCAATGGATTTATTATGTTTACGATTGTTGAAGACTTCTATGCGGATCCCGATTCAGTTCGGGATTACGCCTTAAGTCAAAATTTTAATGTGTCAGGCAACTATCCTGGCTTAAGAACTGCCTCATGTACTAACGATGGTGGGTATGCAGATTCTATGAAATCTTCTCTAGGTAAGATCATAGGAAAATCCATAACCTACTTTCCGTTAGATGGATATAACACCGCCTTTCAGTATACCACCAAAGAATCCACAACTTGGATTCATCACGACTCAATGTCATATGCGGCCGTCATATACCTAACTCCTAATGCTCCTCTAGATTCCGGTACTGCGATATACAAACACAGACATACAGGCCTGACCAGACACAGCCCCGATGCTGTATTAGACTTCAATGAGTTTCAATTGGTTGAAGATGATTGGGATATCGTCGGTGAAGCAAAGAATGTATATAATCGTTTAGTCATATATGACGCCATGTACTATCACAGAAGTGTTGTGCCTGGATTCGGTACTGACAAATTTGATGGACGTTTATTTCAGACATTCTTCTTCGAGGCAGAATAATGAGGTTGATGACCACCTTATTAACCTCCAATGACATTCCTAAACTAGAAAGAATTATTCGCTCTGCACAAGGGGTCATACGAATAACCCCTATAGAGTGGGAAGTTGTAATTGTAGTGAATAGTATCCATGAAGGATATTATGAAAAGGTGTTGGAACTAGACCAACCGTTTCGTGTGGTGAACAGCGAAAGTAATGGAAAGCCTGGCAAAGGTAAGAACGCATGTCTTGACGTGTTCTTGGAAAGTGATAATGATTATGTTTCTCAGTTAGATGGAGATGACTTTCTATATCCATCCTATCTACAGTCGCTACACAATCACCTAAAACATTATCCTTGCATTGATGTATTAGGTGCAATACCATGTGATAGTATATTAGATTGGGAACTAAAGTCAGGACATCACTGGCAAGTTAATGATAAGTATTATGCAAGTGTTTGGGGTACATCGATGTGTGCTCCATCTCAAGCGCCAGGGCCTGGAGTGGGACATCTGTTTACAGCAGAGCGTCCTGTATCAATAGACTTCATTATATTACAGAGCAGGAAGTCTGCAAAGATAAAGATGAACGAGGATATTGGTAATGGTGAAGACCATGCCTACACCTATAAACTTTTGGGCGAACATCAAAAGGGAAACATTTGTTACTTCTTATCAATGTCAAGTGACCTATACTGTATAGACAGAACTACCGAAGGAAGTGCACAAAAGGTACACTCCTATGATGATTATCTGGAACCTATGCGCGAAGAAGCACTTAGACATGTTTCGCATTGGAGGAGTAGTCCTTACGAACTTCCGGTCATTTACAAAAAATTATTAATGAATCAGCACCAAAAAGAACAATGGTTGAATAATTTCTTAGAATAACTATTAAAATCGTTATAAATATAAGAAGAATATTTCTAACATGCGTGGGAAAATACAATGGCAGCAATAGTAAGACAGTCAATGAGTAGGACTTTAGCAAAAGATCTTTTAACAGATATGCTAGGTGCTACTAATGAATATTACATAGGTATCGGCAAGAGCGATCCTTTCAATGCAGGGGATACCGTGGTCGATCCTATCGACGGTGCCCATGATGAGAGAGAGTTCTTTCACAGTCTCCAGTCAATTAAAAAGATCGAAGGTGCTACTTTTGTAGCCAAACGAGTCAATTGGTCATCTGGTTCTGAGTATGCTGGTTGGAGCGATGCTGTCAATTCAGACATCGTGACACCTTGGACTCCGTGGTACGTCATGAACGACGCCAAGGAAGTTTATATTTGTTTACAGAATGGAACTAACTTAGACGGCACTACGAAGCAGTCAGTTATAGAACCAAACTATGGTGTGTTAGGAATTCCTGAAGCGGATATACATTTACCGTTTACCACGTCAGACGAATACGTATGGAAGTTTTTATATTCATTGACTCCCGAAAACATCTATCAATTCCTATCATCTAATCATATGCCTGTCAATGAAGCACTGTCTATAGCAGAAGGGGATCCAGTTGAAGACTTGCAAGCAACTGTCAAGGCCGCTGTCATTGATGGTCAGATAATCAGCGCAAGAGTAACTTCTGCTGGATTGGATCATACCTCTGCCATACTCTTAAATGTTCACGGTGACGGTACAGGTGCAGTGGCCACTGCCACTGTAGTTGGTGGTGAGATTACTAGGATTATAATGACGAGCTATGGTTCAGGATACACCTATGCTTCGATTGAAATTATAGATGAGAATGCAACTGCAATTGGTTCAGCAAGTCCAGTGATTACTCCAACTCCAGGCCTTGGTTTCAACCCTATAAATGATTTGAAAACAAGTTCTATTCTAACTAACATCAAGCCTGATGGTACTGTAACTGATACATTCGTGACAGGAATTACTTTCCGTCAAATGGGTCTTATCAAAAATCCTAAGCAAACGGATGGCACAACTCCATTTACTGCTACATCAGCAAAAGTATTACCTTCCATGACATTCGACAGTACTTCGCCATTTGTGGTTGAGAAATTGATTACAGGCTCTCAGTCTGGTGCGAAGGCATACGTTAACGAATCCGTCGGTAGTGTAGTACACTATCACCAAAACACCTCGACAGGGTTTAAACCCTTTGAAGAAAATGAAACAGTTACGCAAGTGGGTAACGTTCAGGTTGCTGCAATCGCAACGGGCGGACTAACCGCAATGAACGCCATAGACAGATTTTCTGGAGAACTCTTGTATCTTGAGAACCGTCCTAGAATAAGACGTGACGTAGAACAACAAGAAGACATTAAGATAGTCATAACCGTTTAGGAATAAATCATGGTAGATTTTACAAACAAAACGTTCAAAGAAAAATATAGAGACTTCTACAAAGCTGAAGACGGTTACTATCGTGTACTATTTAACTCTGGTAAAGCGCTTCAAGCACGTGAGTTAAACGAGTCGCAGACAATCATCCAAGAAGAGATTGCACGATTCGGTCGTAACATATTTAAAGAGGGTGCTCTGGTAAATCCAGGCGGCGCAACTGTAGATAACAAAATAGAGTACATTCGTCTAGACGCAAGTTCAATTGCAGTAGATGCTACTTGGGTAGGTACAACGTTGTCTACCAGTATCGATGTTAGCAATGCTGTCACGCAAGGATTAGAATTAGAAGTTCTAGAATTTGTAGCTGCTTCTGCGACAGATCCTGCTACTTTATACGTTAAGTACACAAACACTTCAATCATAACCGATACACCGACAGCACCTCGTGTTACTTCACAAGTCACTTTGTATCGTAAAGACAATGTTGCTTTGACTGCACTTGTCGCTGACGATTCAACAGATCCTATTTCCGCAAGTGGTCGTGCAACTAAGGCATACTTTGCCCCAGGCGACTTCTTTGCCGCTGGACACTTTGTCTATATGGAAGGTGGAAGTTCATTCATCTCCAAGTATAGTTCACTTCCTACGGCAGACATTGGTTTCCGTATTGTACAGAATATTATCACAACGGATGAAGATCAAGAACTGTTCGACAACCAAGGTGAATATCCGGACGTATCTGCCCCAGGCGCAGATCGCTATCAGATTAAACTAGTTCCTACTACACGTGATCAAGTATTAGTAGACCAGAACTTTGTCTTTGTCGCACGTGTTGTGGATGGAGTTATTACTCGTGAAGTAAGCACATTCGATTCTTACAATAGAATCAACGATCTACTTGCACAACGTACAAAGGAAGAGTCTGGTAATTACGTAGTAGAAAAGTTCAAATCAATCTTCGAAGAAAAAGATGCTACTAATCTAAACTTAGACGTAACCGAAGGTATCGCATACGTAGATGGTTACCGTCTAGAGATTGGTACTACTGATATTACAGTACCAAAGGCTAGAGACACCGTTGCTAAAGCAAATGAATCTGTTCCAGCAACATTCGGTAACTACGTATACATTAAACATGACGAGACAGATGCTGCTGATAACTCAGAAGGGTTTGGACGATTAGGTACCTTTGGTGCTCAAGTACTAAAGGATATTAATGGAACTGTCATTGGGAAGTGTAACGTACGTGGTGTCCAGTCTGACTCAGTAGGTCTCAGACTATACATCTTCAACATTCGACTACTTAATGCTAGTTTTTCACTTTGTCATACCATGACACAGGACGTTCCTTCAGGCCCATATGCAGTGATACAACTGGTAGATGCAGTGATCCATGAAGCGTCAGACAATAATCTTCTATTCAATCTACCTAGATCAGCTCCGGAAAAAGCACCAATCACAGCCAACTACACTGCTCAACGTTACCTACAAACTACCGCTGACAGTAATGGCGAAATTAGTATTACTGGAGTAGAGACTGCTGGTTGGGTAATCTCAGAAACAAACGGGCCTATAGTATCAGATGCTAGCGGACAAGCTAGTCTTGCCGGAGTTTATTCTGGTCTTACTGCTGGAGGATCTTACGATGTTGCATACTATGTTGAACTAACTAATCAGCCTGCTCGTACTAAAAAAAGAACAGTTAAAACTCAAATTCAAACTCTGCCGAATACAAGTTGGAGATCACGTCCAGTTGTAACATTAGATGTTGATGGTATATCTTTAGACTCAGTTAAATTTAGATCTGACGCTGGAGCGGTTGATGGAGACGGTAATAGTATTGAAACTGCTTGGGCAGATGCCGAAGATATTACTTACCAATTTACCTTTGATGGTGGACAACGTGATAACTTCTACGATAAGATCCAAGCAAATGTTAAGTCAGGATACGAGCTTAAAACTAATACCGAAATCCCACCCTTGACTGGAACTGGGTGCGAGATACAAGTAACCTACACTCATTATACACACACAAACACCACAGGTGGTGGTACGTTCTTTTCTGTGGATTCATATGTAGATGATGCCTACGAAGATATTCCTAATTATACTACAGCAACCGGAACAGTAGTCTCATTAAGAGACGTATTAGACTTCCGTCCTGCACGTGCTACAGGCACTTACCTAAATGAGTTCACCGTTGACGCAGAACTACCACAGAACGCTTCTACAATTACTATTAATGCGATCTCATACTACTTACCACGCATAGACGTTCTGGTTGCAAATGCAACGGATAGTCGTGGTGATATTGGATTTGGGCAACTACAGGTAATACAAGGAGAGGCTAACGACGTTCCTCGTGCACCAGAAATTCCTACAGGTTCTATGGCACTCTATAATTACTACTTGAAACCATACACTTTCGGTACTGCCGATGTTACGAGTACATTTATTCATAACAAACGTTTCACGATGAAAGACATTGGTAAGTTAGAGCAACGTGTCGAAGACTTATTCGAACTAACCACCTTGAGCCTACTTGAGAACAGTACTAACTCATTGACGGTATTAGATGCTAATGGGAATACTAGAACTAAAGCAGGTTTCATTGCAGACAACTTTAGTTCATTCGCTTTCTCGGATATCAATAATGTTGATTATCGTGCGTCAATCGATCCACAAGGATTGTTAAAACCATCTTTCCGCGAGAACTCAGTTCGACTAAAGTATAGTGCTGATAATGTTAACGCAGTTGTTAAGCATGGTGACGTTGTAACATTACCATATACTGATGTCAACATAGTCTCACAGAAACTAGCGACAGGTATATTGAATGTAAACCCATTTGCTGTTCTTACGCAAACTGGACATATGGAACTATCCCCATCATCTGATGAGTGGGTGGAGACTCGTAGTCTTCCTGCTATTATGCAGACTACAGTACGTCGATTCGAAGATTTCGATACTCGCCCAACTATGCAGGGTACAACTAGAAACGTGTTCTCTAACTCTGGACTGTTCACTACTATACCAAGAGATATCTCTTTCAGAGCTACTACTCGAAGCGTACAAGACTTTATCGGTGAGCAAGTAGCAGACATAGAAATTATTCCGTTCATGCGTTCACGTAAGATCAACTTCGTTGTTAAAGGACTTCGTCCTAACACTAAGATGTTTGCATACTTTGGTGGTAAAGAAGTTTTTGATTGGGTAAGACAAGAATCTACTGAAGCTAGGTTCTCTGATACCGCACAAGAGTTTGGTAGTGAGTATGCGAATGAACCAGCATATCCTACTGCTCTGGGTGGTAAGTCGCCTTTGGAGTCAGATAGTAATGGTACCATAATCGGTAGTTTCTTCTTACCTAATACACCAACAATAAACTTTAGAACTGGTACTCAAGAATTTAAACTACTTGACGTTAATGTTAACGATGAGAGTGAAGCAACATGTAGTTCACGTGCAGTATACTCGTCTATAGGAACTATTGAAACTGTACAGAGAACTATACGTACTACTCGTATTCTTAATGGTCGTGCTGGTCGACAAGATCCACTTGCACAGACATTCTTTATTGATCAGATAGAAAATCCAAATGGTATGTTCATAACTAAGGCACGAATCTTTTTAGAGAGCAAGGATTCTAATATCCCTCTACAAGTGCAGATTCGTCCAGTAGAGAATGGTATACCAACAACACGTATTTTACCTGGCGCAGTTAAGTTCATTGAACCTGCTCTAATTAATGTCACCGCATTCGACACATCGACCACAATGGCCGA